AATGGTTGTGGATTGTCGCCTGTACATGGTTATTAATTACATGATTTTACATGGTTATTATTGCGACAACACACACAGTCCAGAGGCATCTGGGAAGGATTTTTCCCCGTAGCGTGAATTCTAACAACACATTGAATGGGCACATTCAATTTGCTACATAGGAGGTCCGGGTTATGACTTTGTTGGTGCTTGATGGTGACCAACACCGCCCCATTTTTTGGGGCGTTTGGTAGTGGTGACACCAAACTAGGTTTTTAAGTCCGGCGGCTGTGGTTACCAATCCACCTTGGCACAGGCAAACTGGAAACCTGATCCCATATTGATTGATTTACCACCACTAACCATGGTTAGGAATATCAATATGGATGCCGTGTAGTACACAAGAGTGCGGCTTTTACATTTGTTGAAAAAATTTTCTTGAAGCGAAACTTTTAGTAGTTCGGGCGCTATATAAATAGAGCTATAGGTGGTTCCTTATCTTACCCGCTTTCTTCCCATTTGATGCTGTGGGAAGTTTTAAGTATATGCATTCCTTCGATTAAATCTAAGAAATCAACTGATACTAAACAGTCACGTCAAATTGCTAGTTTACAACAGCAAGTGGCTAATTTACGTGTGTCCAAAAAGAAGAAAAATAATGGCAAGAAACCACGTGCTGGTGGTAGTAAGCAATATGATCCTATTCATACTGCAATTCGTGCACGTTTTGTGCCATTTGATACTGAGAAAGGTATTGCTTCACCCTTAATTGATGGTAGACCATCGCAGAAATTTATGGCAAAAGCTCAAACACAGATAACTCTTGCTTCCGGGCAAGGGTTTTGTTTTATGGCTTGTCCTAATTTGGCTGCAAATCCAGCATATGCTAGTGTAGTGTTTGCTGTTGGAGCATTTACTGGAGGAATTTTTACCACCAACGGTGATTGGAAAAGTGCCACCGTTGGAGATCAGGTCGGTGCGTATGGTACATTGGTCAGACTATCAACCAACACACCTTATACTGCTACCACTTTAAGTGATGCTTTTGAATATTCATGTGTGGGAGCTGGTTTAAAATTCACTTATGAAGGATCAGAATTGTATAGAGGTGGTACCTTACGGTATTTGTATGATAAAGATGGGTCGTACAATGTTGCCGCTGATTGGACTTTAGACACGGTGAATGGATTAATTACTTATGTTAATTCAGCCGCCAACACAGTTCGACAGAGTTTGAATAAGGATAATGTGGTTGAAATTAATGTTTCAGCTCCACAAGATGGATATGTGGAGGCTGGTCTCACCAGTACAGCTTATGGGCCTAGTGGAGGTGCTTCGGCTCTCATCGGTGGGGCAACAGCCACTACATATTTCGCTACTTCACCAAATGTACTTGGGTATTATGTGAACACCAGTGGTAATTCAATTTCATTCCATGTGGATGTGGTTGAACACTGGTCACTTACCCATCCTACTATACAGTCATTGCAAACACCTTCATACGCTCATGCACCAATGGCGACACACGTTGCTGCGTTAATGGACAATGTCCGACAAAATCACGCTGGTGCACCAAACGTAAAACATTTGGATGTTACAAAGACCACATTGACAGCAATGAAATCACCAATTGGGCACGAACTATTAAATGCTGGTATTCGTGCCGCACTGTTATAAAAGAATCGCTTTTAGAACTTGTTCTGAGAGCATTGCGTTGGGTTTGTCGATGTGTTTGTTCTTGTTCCTTTAACGAACGCATGCCTTTTGACAACCTAAATACAGTGTAAAATTATTATATGTTTATTAAATTATAGTTTTAGTGTTTTACTTATAAAACAGCCCAAGTGTAGAAACTTGAAAAGACCAGGATGGTTGTGATCTGGGACGTGAACAGGGCCACGTAATACAACCGTTTAGGGGTTGGTTGTTATGTAGATTTGTGATTACTACATTTAGCCTTATTCCCCACCCTTATTTTAGAAAACAATCATTACACATTAATAATGTGCGGGATTAGGTGCCCATAGTGTTTTCTTTTTAAAAACACTAAAACTCGCAGCGGTATGGGACGTTAGAGGGGTTGAGCTTAATCCAACAAGAGTTGAAGTCGTTTATTTTTAAATAAATAAACCTCACTCTTGCAGCACATTGATTATTTTAAAATAGAATTATATAATCAATGAGTTGTAATAGTGTAGGTATAGATAGTACAGTGAAGGGGTCAGAGAAGGTGGCACAGGATGTCACCAGCAACACCACCAAGTTAGTTGGAATGACGGTGGTAGATGACTGGGTTGCAAAATTTGGAGCACCAGTTGAGTTGCAAAAAATTGGGGGTGTGGAGATACAAAGACTGACTTGTAAAGGAGAGTCAGCAAGGAGTTTTAGTTTGGAGTCTTGTCATGTGGATCCATTTGTTAAAACATCCTTAAATGGGGCACAAGGTGAAGTGACTGGTACAGATGATATGGATAATATCGATTTGCAGAATTTACAACGGGCAAGACGCGAAGCTGCTAATTCTGTATACCAAAAACCAGTCAACTTGCCCCAAAATATGGCAGGGAAGAGAGTTAAGGATAAGAAGATAAAATCTGTAAATATGCCAGTGCATGTCGTTCAAACACCAGAAGACACATCTACAGAAAAGGATTTAGTTGAATTTGTCACAGTACCTTATGATGTTGTTATTGGTGATTGTATTTATTCACTTTATTCTGATTTTAGTTCAAAAGGTATGTTGCGCAATTTTGTACCATCAGCGGATACCATTAGGATTGAAGCTGGTGTTCAAGTAGAGCATGTAACAACAGAGAATTATGGTTTTTATATTGTTGATTCAAAGAAGAAGAAAGGCAAAACATTGGTATCTGCTATGCCTTTTGTTCATCAGCGTTCAACAGCATTTAAGATTGAAAGCAGACATACAGATTTTCGAGAAGGCTTAATTTATTTACCATTGGCTAGTAAGTTATGGCAGGAATTTCGGGCTTCACGTGCAGCTGGACCTATAGAGTCTTCGTACACATTAGCCGTCAAAAATTTAGTTGCCCTTACAAAATCACAGTGCGAGCCAGCATTACCTGAGTCAGTTAAAGATTGGTTTGCACAAGTGTGTGATTTTACAGAGCTCATGTATAAGTTAAAAGTATTACATTCATATTCAGTAACAAACACAGCGAATAATATGTATTTGCCACAAGTTATTGCTAAGTATGTTAATAGTAAGATTAGGACAGGAGTTGTAAATTCGGTTAATACTGAGGACGTTCCATTAGCGATGTTGGAAAAACCTTATCGAATAAAACCAAATATAGCTTTCGAAAGTAAGTCTTTACCCACCCCTGTGTTAATAGGAGAGGATTTTTGGTTTAATAGAAAACCTTATCCATTAACGGAACCTGTCAATAGAGAGGATCGATTTTTACCTGGTCGATCCACACAGCAATGGGCTGTTTTAACCTCAACAATTAGGTATTCTAATAGTGCTAACAATATGTATGGTGCATTATCTAGAATAATCAAAGCTCGGGATGAGGAGGAAGTTTACCAACTTAACCAAGCGAATTTGTGCACTGCATTTCGCAATCATTATCGTGAATTTTCGTATTTATTTAAACAATTGAAAGTAAAATTCGCCGGAGCCGATCTAGCTGGGGAGAAAGGACCACAATATGCTGTTTCAGAATATCCATACATTGAAGGATTATTGTTAGATTTCGATGATGTGGAAACCCTTTGGGATGGGTCATCAATACGCAAAGTAGATAAGGAAATTGTTTGCAAATCAAAAGCTATGGCTGAAAGATATAAATATGTCTTAACAGTTGCTGATTATTTCATGCAGCAAATTTCACCTACAATATCAGAGTGCGTATTTGATGCAACACACAACATTATAAACAATTACACAACGCAAGCCTACACATGGTTTCAACATTTGCATATACCGCTATTATGGCGGCAGCAATTCGCAGATGAACCACACCCCAAAAAATTATTGCGTCAAAGAATGGTTTCTGGTACCATTATTAACGGTGCAGGTTGTTTAGTGAATTTAGCGTCTGTCAATGTAAAGGATGAGATTGCTAAGAACGGAGGAAAAATGCCACGTGCCTTTGTAAGTTACGGCAGTGGTGTGTTGTGTGCCCCAGGTTTACCAACTACATTTAAAGAGAGAGTTAATGGTTGGCATTATTTTACTATAGGGAATATAGAATTATTAGTGATTATTTATGCGCAACCTAAAACCTCGGAACTAATTAAGTTATTTGATGCCTTGATAAGAGCTAGGAGTATGTTACACAATCATATGTGTGTAGCCATATATTCTGATGATAGTTGTTATTCAGGTATTGTTAATGGTGTTCCATTTGGATACAATGTCGACATATCCTCATGTGATTCGTCCAATGGTCCACCTATATTTTTTCTTGTTATTGCCATGATGTCAAAAATTGACCAGCAGTTGGCATCATTGTTATTAGAGCAGTGTTGCAAACCATTAGAGGTCAGGCATCCAACAGACAAGAATTATAATTTTAAACTTCGTTTGCCAACTGCATTTGAAGGTTCAGGAACGGTTTTAACTACATGTTTAAACCACATGGCTTCAGTTTTAATAGCCGTGTCAGTAGCTGAGCGTTTGAATGCCACTAAACCAAGAACACCTTCAAGAATTGAACAGTGTGTCGTTGAAGGTGCTAAGTTAGTCGGGCATAAAGTTACCGTAGCCAACATAGAGGTGGATGGGTTATTACAACCATCCCGATTTCAATTTTTAAAGATATCTCCTATGATGTGCACGCACAGAGTAACAAAAGAAAAACGAATGTTGCCAGTTAGAAATATTGGCAGTATAATCAAAAGTTTTGGTCAGTTAACACAAGACATGCAAGCAAACCAAATTGGGTTGGGCAATGATGTTTTTAATGCCATGACATTTTCGGAACGGTTTGATTGCTTTTTTGGGGCAGTTGTGCAGGGTTATAAAAATGAACCCAGTACACCAATTTTAGAAGCTTTGAGAACACGGTTTCCGTCTACCACAGGGAAATTGAAAGATGATATTCAGTTTATTCAAACTGATATTGATTTTTCAGATTATATAGTGGATATGGAGAGTCTCGAACAACGTTATGGTTGTGTTGATTACGAACAAACAATTATCGATTTGATAGACTTACAGGTTGGAGACATTATGAAAAATGATCCAGCTTTGGTAAGGATGATGGAAGTTGATTATGAGTATGTTCAACCAACTTTTGAACTTAATTTAGGTATGTAAGACCTGGTACTTACTGAG